TGTGGCTGCATTAAATAATGTAGTTAAGGTACACTTTATGATAATTAATTAAATAAGAAACTATGTCAGTAGGAAATTTAAAAACAGACGGTCAAAAAGGAAATAATTTCCCGTGGCAATTAAAAATGTTGCAAGGATTACAAGGTATTATTGATGTTTTAAACCATGGAGTTTGTTGTCCACCACAACTAAGAACACCTATAGTTGGATATGAAACTAGTCCAAGTTCAATACCAGATGGTACATATGGATTTTCTATAGCAAATGTAGGAGCTGCAGCAGGAACTGTAAATGGACTTCCATTACCAGCAGGAGTAACAATTAATTTTGATCCAGGAGTAAATAATACTATAGTAGGTTTATCTTATGATGCAACAGGAACTACATTCTTAATTACTTATATGTTATAAGAAATGGCTACCAATATTAATTTTAATAAAATACTTGGTGTTAAAAAAATTGCCATATCAATAAAGAGTTCTTCTATAGATCCAGATGCTCAGGCTTTTATTACAGCAGCTGCAATTACAGATCCTACACAACAATCAGCTATTAATACTTTAGTAGTAGGACTTAAAGCAGATAATTTATGGACCAAAATGAAAGCTATATATCCTATTGTAGGTGGTACTGCTTCACAGCATAAATATAATCTTAAAGACCCACAAGATTTAGACTCTGCTTTTAGATTACAATTTAATGGAGGTATAACTCATAGTGCAAATGGTATGTTACCTAATGGAGTGAATGGATATGCAAATACTTATTTTCTACCTTCTACTCAAATTGCAAATGCAGATAGTTTTCACTTTTCAGTTTACTCAAGAACAACTTTAGGTCCATTTGTTCCAGCTTTTGATATAGGAGCTAGTATTATTACAGGTATTGATAATGATGATTTTGCTAATGCAGAGACAAACGCATTTTATTTTATTCAATATTTTGGTAGCACTGTAGTAAAAAACGGGTTTTATTCTGCAACTGCTTCTTTTATTGACCCTACTTCATTAGGTTTATATGTAGGCAATCGTAATTCAACAGGTAATATTACAGCTTATAAAAATGGAGTATTAAAAAATACAGGAAGTTTAGGACCATCAGGATTAGCATATTGCCCTATGTTATTAATGGGTGCGTCTGTATATTATCCAGATCTTTATCCTAATCCCAATGATTGGAGTGCTTCTGTTGGTAAAAGACAATTAGCATTTGCTACAATAGGTGTAGGTTTGTCCAATACAGACAACACTAATCTATACACATTAGTTCAAGCATTTCAAACAACTTTATCTAGGCAAGTATGATAGAAGTAGGATTATTGACAATAGAACAAAAGGATTTATTATTAGGACAGCAATATGCTACTGATAGTTATTTTAATCCTATACAAGATTTAGATAATAATTGGGTTATTTCAACTGAAGAAATAGAACAAAACACAAATGAAAACTTTAATTGGTTAACTAATTTAGAATTAATAGAATATAAACCAAAAGAAGTTAAAATTTTATAACTATATTATAATATGAAATACTTAATTATACTACTTTTATTATTATCATCATGTTCTCTTGAAAAGAGATTAGCTAAATACTGTCCATTATGTGTTCAGAAAGATAGTACTATAACAGTTATTCAACTTAAGGACACAACTATAACTATTCCTGGAGAAACAATAACACTATTAGACACACTTTATTGTGACTCTCTTGGTAATGTTATATCTAAACTAAATGGTGATCTTAGAGACAAGGATGGTAAGTTAGTAAGTTTGCAAACCAAACTTCAAAACAATGTGTACTACACAAAAGCCAAAGTTGAAACAATCTATAAAACAATCAAGGGTAATGATATATATCATACCAAAGTAGTAACCAAAACACTTAAACCACAAAAGATTAAATATATCCCTGGATGGATAAATTTTTTAGCTTGGTTAGGTGGTATATGGTTAATATTAATAATCCTATATATAGTGTATAGAATAATAAAAGCACAAATTCCAGTGTTATGAAAACAAATATAATTTTCTTTTTTAGTGCTATGATTTCTTTATTTGCTCCTATACAAATGCTTGTATTAATTTTAATGTTTGTAATTTTTGTAGATACTGTTGTTAAATTAATATCACTTAAAAAGATAGCTGAGGAAACAAAAAGAAAATATAAAGATGTATTTAAATCTAGAATATTAAGACTTGGTTATTTATATAAGACAGCTGGTTATTTTATAATGGTACTTGTTATATTTCCAATTGATTATTATGCATTAACACCATTTATATCAGCAATGTTAAAGGTTTTTAATTTACAAGCTTTAGTTATGTCATCTGCATTATGTACTAATATTTTATTGGCAATACTTTGTCTTATGGAAGTATCTTCAATAAATGAAAATTGGTTTGATATATCAAAGAATAACATACTTACAAGTGTTTCAAATAGTTTTAATAAAATAAGAAAGACTGTTAAAACCGTTACAAGTGCATACAAAGAAACCAAAGATGATGTATTATGAAATTGGACATAACTAAAATAGTTCAACACAGGTTAAAGCCTAGTCAGTTCATGGAAGTTAAACATGAAAAGAAGCAGATATACTTACATCACACAGCGGGTGGACCTGATGCAGTATCTGTAGCTAAATATTTTGATACTAAACCTGAGAGAGTTGCTACAGCTTTTATTATAGGAGCAAATGGTACAATAGTACAATGCTTTAGTTCTAAAGACTGGGCATATCATTTAGGTTTAAAAGAAAGTATTTTTAAAGCTAGTAAAGTTCCTTACATATCTTTAGATCCTATAAGTATAGGTATTGAGGTTTGTAACTGGGGACCACTGTCTTTTAAAAATGGAAAGTACTACAATTATGTAGGAGGAGAAGTTAATGCTTCTAATGTGACAACCTTAGAAAAGCCTTATAAAGGACATAAGCATTGGTTTACCTATACAGATGCTCAGATAGAATCATTAAGACAACTAGTAGAATATCTTTGTGAAACTTATGATATACCTAAAAACTATAATGAATCTATATGGGATATAGATATAGATGCACTAAAAGGAAATAAAGGTATCTTTACACACAACTCTGTAAGAAAAGACAAGTCAGATATGTATCCTTGTCCAAGAGTAATACAAATGTTAAAAAACTTATAATTATGAAATTTAGAAACAACTGGAACACATCAAGAAAACAATGGGATAAATTTGCTGTAAGATTTAGAGTAGGTATTATAGACTTCTTTACATTAGAAGTAGATATCTCTAGAGACTTTTATATGCTAACAATATTAAACTTTACAATTAAAAATAGATAAAGCTTCTCTAAGCATAAGAATCCAGGTAAGTTAATTTATCTGGATTTTTTTTTGTTTAAATGTTTTTTATTTAAACTTTATATGTATTTTTGTTTAAACTTAAAAAATATATATAATGGAAAATCAACAAGATCAAGAAAACATGAGTGTAGAACAGTTAGCTCAAAGAAAAGCAGATATGCTAAATTTTTATCAAGATTCAATACCTTATTTAGAAGCACAACTAAACTATGAAGACATGCTTTTAAAAATTGATGAAGCAAGATTTAAAAGATCTAGTATAGCATATCAATTTGCAATGATGACACAAAATTCTGAAAAGCCTGAAACTTCAGATGCAGATGATACAGATATTGATTCAGAACCTGTTAGAAAACTTAAGACTAAGTAATAATGGCTTTAGTTAATCAGGTACAGAAAAAAGTAATAATGTCTAAACCAGATGTTGTTAAATTTCAGATATTGACTCACTGTTATATTAATAGAATAACAGTGAGTGAATCTGATCTAGAGTGCCTTACTTTATTATGTAGTATTGGCCCTATAGAACTTACTGCTTTTTGTTATGATGCCTCTGAAGAATATAAAATTTTTAAGTCAGAACAGACTGTAAGAAATTGTATTAATAAGTGTGAAAAAAATAAACTTGTAATAAAAGATACAGAAAATAAAAAAATAATTTTAATTAATCCTAATATGCAGATTCAAGCTGAAGGTGATGTATTATTAGATTATAAGTTTTTAGGCAAATGATTCCAAAAAAATCTAGAACTTTATATAAAGAAATTTCTGAAGATCTGAATCTTTCTGAAGATTTAATACAAGACTTTATAGAGTTTTATTATAAAGAAGTAAGATCAAATTTAACAGAACTTAAACATCCTAGAATTAATATTGATGGTTTAGGACAATTTGCTATAAGAACTTATTCAGTTAGAAAAGCAATTCCAAGATATAAAAAAATCTTAGAAACTCATGATACATCTACATTTAGTGCATACTATAATAAAAAAATGTTAGAGGAAAAAATTGTTGCTTTAACTGAAATTGAAAAAAAAATAGTTTTATTAGAATTAAAGAAAGAAAAAATTCAAAACTTAAAAGATGAATACACTAAAAGAAATTTGGAAGGACCGCAAAAAGATAATTGAAGGCATAACTAATAGTATTGTTAGAGATGATTTTGTAGAACATGTAGCTTCACTAAGAAATGATATATGTGCAGAGTGTCCAAGTAAAGGTAAAAAGTGTGCTGTAAAAGGAACAGGACCATGTTGTAATGAATGTGGTTGTTCATTAGGATTTAAAACTAGATCCTTATCTTCCAGTTGTCCATTAAATAAATGGACAAAAGTTATTACAGAAAAACAAGAAGATAAACTAGATACATTATGAGTATAGTATTTCAAGCATCAGATCATAGTTACAAAAGTATAAATGATTCTGATAAAATTAACTGGATAAGTGTTACTACACTTGTATCTCATTTTAAAAAACCTTTTGATGCTAAAACAGTAGCTGCTAAGGTAACTAAAAATAAAAAATCTAAATGGTTTGGAATTGATCCTATTGCTATTGAAGCTATATGGAATGGTGAATCAGATAGAGCTATGACCTTAGGTACTTTTTATCATAATCAAAGAGAGTCTGATATATGTGGATTATCATCTATGGAAAGAGAAGGTATAGTAGTTCCTATATTTCCACCATCTGGAGAAAGTAATGGTATTAGAATTGCTCCTTCACAAAAATTAGATTCAGGTATATATCCTGAACATATGGTATATCTTAAGTCTGCAGGTATATGTGGTCAATCAGATTTTGTAGAAGTAGTTAATAATAAAGTAAATATTATAGATTATAAAACTAATAAAGAAATTAAAACAGAATCTTTTAAAAATTGGGAAGGTATATCTGAAAAGTTATCTTTTCCATTAACACATCTTGATGACTGTAATTTTAATCATTATGCTTTACAATTAAGTATTTATATGTACATTATAATAAAACATAATCCTAAGTTAATTCCTGGTAGAATATTTATACAACATATATCTTTTGAAGAAGAAGGTAAAGATGAGTTTGGATATCCAATAACTAAGTATTTAGATAATGGAGATCCTATAGTTAAAGATCTTACTTTAATGGCAGTACCTTATCTTTATGATGAAGTTCTTGCTATTATAAATTATATGAAAGATAACCCAATTAAAAAAAAATAATATGTTAGTAAGACTATTTGATGTA